AACTCAAAGTTTTCCTCTTCGCCCACCAGGTCAGTACCAATGAAGTAATTTGACCAGTAGCTGAAGTGGATTTTGTTGGTTCCGTTCAAGCCGGGCAGACCGTACACCTTCGTTCCGGTGATAGGTTCGATTACCATGAACTGCTCACCTGTTTCCGGGTTGTAGTGGTAGTTGTTGCTGGCAATCAGGTGTTGCTTGTACAGCAGGAAGGTATCAACACCCATCGCGAAGAAGCGGTCTTCTTTGCTCAAAATCGCTTTGCCGTCGGTGCTTGCCTGTGCTTGGTCAATCATCTTCAGGATAGCATCGTCAATGTTGGCAACGGTCAAAGAAGTGAGTTTAGTCCAGCCTCCGCCTGTGGTGGGGTTGCCTTCGATTGGGTCGCCTGCGCCGCCGAAACCAAGGGCGGTCAAAATGGTGTTGAAACCGTCAAACTGGTTAGCAGCAACGGTACCTGTCCAGATGGAAGTTTCCAACGCTTCAGCAATCTTCGCGATTTTCTCGTTTCCGATTTGGTCAGCGAAAGGCAGTTCATTGTCTCCACCTGAACCAGCAGCCATTTGCGTCTGCATCCACTTGGTTTTCAGCGTCTTAGGACACAGGGTTTCATACACCCGAATATCGCCTACGGTCAAAGTGCGCTTGCTGAAGGTGGTGCTACCAGAGGTTGTAGGTTCGCAGCCGTTAGCTTGGAAGAAAACGGTGGAATCCAAAATGTTCAGGTTGTCGGAGGTCTTAATTCCGGGGATAACCTGCCCGGCTGCCTGAAGCATACCAGCGGTTTTGCCTCCGAAGAGGGCTTTGTACAGGATAGGAAGTCTATCTTCTTTCCCGTAATTGTTGAGGTCTGATACAACAAATGCCATATTATTTTTGGTTTTTAATTTTGCGGATTGATTCAGCGAAAGCCATAATACGCTCATCGCGTCGTGCAGCTTCGCCCGTTAATGCGTTCACTTTCTTAGCAGGTTCAGCAGCGGGAATCGCGCTGAACTGCTCGATAACTTCCAGGGTCTTTGCCTGTGCGTTGGTCAGGTTTTCTACAAGTCCGGTCAGACGTGCGATAAGTGCTGATTGCTCGTTGAACTTCGCCTCAAATTCAGCCTTCACGCTTGCGAAGTCTTCACTCTGTGCCACCGGTGCAGCCTGCTTTTCCTGAATGTCGGTGATAACTCCACCTTCGGTAGTTACCAAGTAACCATCTGCGGTTTCGTGCGTTCCATCCGGTGCAGGTGCGTATTGCCCGTCAGGGGTCTGCACTTCCAATACCGCCCCAACTTCCAAAGATTCGCCGGGGAAGCGAACAACTGTTCCATCTACGAGGGTAGCCTCGCCAAGTTTCACCACTGGTTCTTCCTCCACGGAAAAGCCCAGCAGCTTCTTGATTTCGTTAATTTTGTTTAATGCGCTCATTTCATCTAATGTTTGTTTTTCTAAATTGTCGTACTTTGTCAGGATAGCGGTGATTGCCGCCATAGTCTGTTCTTCACTTGTCGCGGGTTTGTCGGTAAAATAACCTTCAATCGAAAACCCTTTGAACTTGCCTTCCTTGATATTCTGCCAAACCGCGTCATCCTCTACATAATAGGACAGAAACCAACTGCCCTCCGGTGCGTCTGCCCACATCTGCGGGGGATTGATTCCGCGTTCCTTGTCCACGATGAACGATTCCAACAAATGCATACCGCCCACGGGGTTAGCGTGTTCAGCGTTCACCGCATTGTACTTGTTCTGCAACGCCCACAACTTCACCGCCTTTTGGATGGTGGCCGCGCTGAACTTGACATAGTAGGTGCTGCCGTCTTCAGCCTTGCGCAGGATGGGTTTTTCAGCAATCATGGCCGGGCCTGTGATGATGCGCCGTTCCTCGGATTGAATAGCAAAGGATAGTTTTTCGCGCTCGATGGTATTGATTTTTGCCTCAGCCCAACGTAGCATCTCTTCACCGCCCCAAAGTAGGTAGGAAATAGTGCCGCAAGCTTCAGGGTCATCTGGATTGTAATACTCAGCCGCCCGGGAAAGGTAAGAGTAGGTGCGCCGGATGGTTGCCTCGCTCAAAGGTTCGCCGGATGCAATCTGCTGCGCCCTGACCTTGCCCACCTGTGTCGCGCACTTGTTGTTGAGTTCTTCGTTCAGACGGATGCCTCGTTCTGCATTGGCCTTAGCTGCCTCAGGGTAATCGCTGAAGGAAGCCATCTGCGTTTTGTCTTCCCAATAGCTGTAACATATAGCAACCGCCTGTTCCTGTTCCTTGCCTTCGCCGATGAGGATGGGCACACACCGCCCGATAAAGTCTTCTTCGGTTTCGTTGGCTGTAGGCGTAACGAATTTATCCGCGCTGAAGAAATGGAAATCCTCTTCAATAGCGGGTGATTGCACGAGGCTTACTTGTGTCAGGCCGTCGCCGTCTTCAATTTCAAGATAGTAAATCGGGTCGTTCATTTTATCTAATGGTGAAAAATGTCATTTGTCTTGCTTTGCCATAACGGAAATGGAAAGGGCTATCTTCTGCCCCATTGCCCGTCCGAGGTATTCCGAGAACTCATCGAAGGTGGCATCGTTGATGATTTTACTGAAGAACTTGTTGCCTACCGTCCCCTTCTTGTTGATTTTCCGAGCCACGGCGTAGGCGAAATTATTGCGCCGCTGTGCATCGGTCTTGCCCCATTCGTTGCCGAGGATGATGCCCTTTTGGCGTACCCAGCCCATGTCTCCACCAAGCGCACGGAATAAAGGCCCCACGGGTTGCCCGGGTTTTTGTCCTTGGTCAACAGCCGAGTAATAATCATTCGCGTTGATTGCACCGATAACATTATCCCCCCTCCTGCGCGTCTTTGCTGCATCAATGCTTTGATAAAGGCTGTAACTCGCACGACCTGATGTTGGGTTTCCGGGAAGTTTAGAATTCGCAAGGCTGTCTTTGAGTCTTGTTGTAGTGTACTTCGCCCACCCGTCCACCAAGTCAGAAAGCAAATCCCCTGTAAGGGTAGGCTGTTCTACCTCAGCTTTGCCGAGGCGCGAAAGGTACTGCCGCTGAAGTGCTGTGAGTTTCCCGTTCATAACACGCTCGTTTTGCGAAGGTTGCGCGTGCGCCGCTGCGTTGCGCTGATGTCGCCTTCAGTTACGTAAACTTTGTTACTCCATTGCCCCGCCTGCTGCGTTCCGCCGCCTAGGCTGCTGCTGTTCATGGAAGGCATGGGGATGTTTCCACGGCTTGCGCTCATGCCTCCGCCGGCTGCACCGCCTTGCTGAACATTGCCACCTTTCACAATCTTCATGGCTCGTGCCGATGCGCTGAGGATAGCTGCTGAAATTGCTGCGTATTTGGCAATACCTGCAAGGCCACCTGTTGCCACGTTGTCCGGGGAAGGTGAAGAAGTGGTATTTAACGCCTTCGCAATCGCTACTCCCGTATCCGCTGCAATCTGAGCAAGTGCAATCGCTTTGCCTGCTGCTGTCTGCTGCCCTATAAGTTCAATAAGTGCGCTAGATGCGGTCATAACATCTGCGTAGGCTTGCTTCTTGGTATCTGCTACCGTCTTATCAATTTCCTTTTGCTTATTAGCCGCGTCTTCAGCGTTCTTCAGGCGAAGTGCTTCGAGTTCCTTTTCCTGTTCGATAGTAGCCTGCCCATAATCGCGCCGCGCCTGTATTTCGTTTTGCAGTTCGCGCTTTCGGATTTCAGTTTGCGCCTTTTGCAAATCCTCCTGCGTTTTGGCTGCCTTCATCGCGGCAAGTTCTTCCTCATCGTACTTAGATTGGATGAATGAAAGCTCATCCTGTGCTGCCTTTTCGCGTTGCGCCTTCAGCGTGTCCTGCTGTTTCTTCTGCGCGTCTTCCTGTTCCTTGTAATAGGTTGCACGAACCTTGTTTAGTTCAGCGTTTAGAAGCATTTGAATCTGAACTTCAGAATATCCTTTTTCTTTTAGGGTGCGGATTTCCTTTTCAAAATTCAGTTGTGTAATGGCCAAACGGTTATCGAGCGTATCTTCGTGCAGTTTTAGCATTGCAACATTGCGCTCAATGCTATTCTGTTCTGCTTGCAATCGTTTTTGTTCCGCTTCAAGTGTCAGTTCTTCGCGCTTTTTTCTGCGTTCTTCTGCATCTGTTTCAGCTTTTTCAGTATCTTTAATAGTTTTCTCTTTGACCCTAAATTTTTCGCGCTCACGTTCAAGCCTTGCGAGGTGTCGCAACTCTTCCATACGGGCCGTTTCTTCTTCAGTAAGTTGCCTTGAACTATCAATAGCAATAAGTTGCAACAATTCCTGCTGATAGCGTGCTAATTTTGCCCGATGTATTTCTTCTTCAGTCGCACCTTTTGCCTCTAATAGTTCAATTTCGCGCTCTAAAGTTTTAATGTTGTGTTCATTTTGCTTTTTAATCTTGCCCCAATCAGGTAAATTAAAGAACCTTCTAACTGCGCCTGTAACTTTTTCCCAATTTGCAGCTAATAAACCAACAGCCACTACTATCGCACCAACTCCAGTAGCAATCAGCGCACCGCGCAAAGTACCTAAAGCGGGTATGACTTGAGTAGTGATTGTCGTTTGCAATCCAGCAAACATAAACTGCATATCCTTCAATCCTGAAACACCCTGCGCCAATGCCATCGCACCCTGTACGCGCACCATTGCCTTTTGTAAATCTTCACTTTCGCCGCCAAGCAAAGCCGCTGCACCTTGGGCCGCCGCGAAGCCGTTTGCCAGCGTTCCGGTGATGTTGGCTATCATTTGGAACTTGTCAGGATGAAGACCTTTAATGGTGGCGTTTACATCCTCCATGCGGTCGCGTAGGTGTGCAACTTTTTGCGCTGCTGCTATAGTTCGTTTATCTGTTTCGCCGAATGCCTCGGCGAGGCGCAATGCTTCTTCCTTCGCTTCGCGCAGTTGCGCTTTGAAGGATTTTACCGATTGGTCGTTACTTACGGATGCCTGTACCTCAACTGGTTGTACTATCTTTTTTGCCATTTATACTGCTTCTGCTTTAAATACCCATTCTTGCCCGCTCCACTCGATGACGGGCCGGAACTGGTCACCCTCTGAAGGTGTGCCGATGTCCTTGGTTGTCACGCCCGTGAACATGGAAACCCAATCCGTAAGGACGGGCCGCAACCCTCCATTGCTGCTCGTTTCGCCGTTCCATCCAAACTGCCTTGCTGGAACATCCAATCCCCCGCGCAAGTCTGGCCACCTGTCGTTATTGTCATCCTTTGCATCATAGCCGCCCCCAGCTTTGCCCGTCTGAGGGGTGAACACATTGGCGGTTTTAATTTTTAAGAACTCGCACTCCGTTACCGTTGCGCTGCCAACTTGGTAGTCTTGAATTTTGTTCAGCCGGAAGTACTGGTTTTCAAAATAGTACAGGTCGCGGAATGAAAACTTCAACCAATCGGCAGGAGTGATGTAAACGCGTGCCTTTACTATCTTGCTGTTCCGGTCGGTGATTTCCGTCAAGTACTTGCGCCACTCCCTGTTGAACAGGTTGTTGTTGGGATATGTGATGCCATTTGGAAGGTTAACATAGTACGGCATTCCGAAGTTTAAGTCCTTAGTCGGCTGCCACGGGTTGTTCAGGTGCCCTGCGTGCGGATAACCACCTGTGATGATTTCCGGGTTGATCGGAGTGACGGTTGGAGTAGTTGCCACCGCATCCGCAAGCTTCCACGTCGCATTGGTTATTTTCCCGCTCCAATACAGAATGCGCAATTCCCCGTTTGCGTTGCCGTCCTTCGGCATGGAAGCAATAGTTAACTTCCCCCCGGCCTGATTGTATGGCGTGCTGGCGAATGTCGTTTCTATCTTCCGCTCATTCTTGATGAAGTCGTTGTCGATGATGATTCGCGCCTCTCCGTAACTCTTGCCCGTTGCGTTGTTGTATTCTTCGCTGTCAACGTCCTTGCCCACCGCCATTGAAAAGACATAGGGGTTTCCGTCTAACTCGCCCATAGGGATAATTTCCAATGGCTGCGAATAGTCAATCTTTGCCGTAAGGTCATGAACCACAGAATCACGATAGAACGTGTCACGCGGTGCAATGTATAATTCACGGGTGCGCGTGGTGGGTTCGCAGTAAAGATTATCCATCACAAGCAGGTCTGATAAAAACTTATCCTGCTGCCAATCACCGCTTACGAACATTGAATTGAAGTCAACCAACTGCCCGACACCGTAGGATGATTGCAAGGCATCCACCTGAATAAACGACCCGGGTTTCACGGTCAAAGTAAAACCGGATGTGAACACCGTAGGCGCACCGGATGAATTGAAGGCCGTCACGCTGTCAACTACTATTTTAAGTTCATCCCCTGCGAAGGTAAACAGGTTGGAAATTGATATGTCTTGGTTTACGTCTGTCGAGGTTGGGCCAAGGCTGAACGGGCCGACGGTGAATTTATTCACAATGCGTTTTCCGGCAAACAGGATTAAGTTGATTTGCGCATTGTCTTGGGTTGGCGAAGTAATCCCGGCTAAGTTCAGGTCAAGTGATGTATTGACCTCGTAAATTACTCCCTGATTCGGGGCTGTGTAGATGCCCGTGGATGTGTTGAAGTTCCCGCCTGTGTCATAGTAACCGCTGCTGCTGTCGTCATTAAAGACAATCGTTGTATTTCCGGTAGTGATGGATTGATTAGCGTTGCGCCTCGCCTTCGCCGCAAAGGTTGCGATTGTTGCCTCTGAAAGTTGGGGTAGTTTCGGGAAAGGGATCACCCGCGATTTAAATTCCTCCGTATTGAAGAAGCTATCATCCGAGTAACTGTACCCGGCAGCGGTGAAAATCTTATCAACGATGACCTTGGCAAATACGGCAGGCGTGAAATCTTCGCAGCCCCATACGTCGTACGTTTTGTTCTCGCGCCCTCGGTCAATCATGGGGTAAACATACCCACCACTTGCCGCTGTGTATGCCCATGAGTTTTTAACCGCTGTCTTTGAAAGGGTGTGGTTTAATTCAGACAAATCAAGTTCGCTGAGCTTTTTGTTGCGGATTTTCGCAAACAGGTCTGCAACCTCGCCATGAACCGAAACTTCGTATTCAATCTGTCCCTTGCGCACAACGCTGATGTTCAGCAGCCGGACGAAGCCGCGCAACTGTTCCACCTCATTGACGGTCACAAGGGCAACCGCTTTCTTGTTGGGGTTGAAGTCCGGTGCGAATTGCGTTCCGTTGTTCAGCTGCTCTTGGTTCACGTCGAAGATGTGCCCGAATAGCTTGTTGTTGGCTGAAGTCCCGGGAATGCGAAACGTCCTGCTCCAGTCGCTTGACCGCTGGGCAGGTTCGCGGATGTCGGCAATTTCGCGCGTTACTTGCAGAACCTCGTTTTCAGACAGGTCAACCTGCCTGCCTTCAATAAAAAGCCTCATCATAGTCGCTGCCTCCTGTTCATCAAGGCCCGTTGAATCGTGACGCTGTATTGAACCAATCCATCTCGGTTGTACTTGCGCTCAAACTCCGTGCTGTTTAAAGTAACTTTTTCAAGTGCACTAAACGCCCCCATGTAAACGACAGGGCTAAACAATAGTTGTTCGATGTATTCCGCTTCAGTGTCTGTCAGGAAGTCCGTGTTCAGCGTCCATTGCTCGGTGAGCATCGTGTTGTAATTGGTGACACCGCCGCGTGCGTTGGAGTAGTTGTAACTGCCCGTGGAATACCTGAACGAATCCTGCTCGAATGTTTTCTTTTCGCCGGTCAGGTTGCGCACCGTGCGTTTTCGGAAGGTGTATGAATCGAACCCACCCAATGTGTTGAGGAAGTGAAGCGTCACGGGATCATACTTGCTGCACTCCGTCCACAGGTCGAACCGCATCACCTCGGAAGCCTTGCCGGAATAGCCGGAAGGATACGCCTGCACCGTGTAGTATGCCTCGTTTCCAGAGGTGAAGCCGATGCCGGAAAACGTGCAGTCAGCAGCGAGCAGCCGCGAAGTGTAGTCAACGTATGTGAATGTCTTTGAAACCGTCTGAAGCAGCGAACCTGCCGAGTTGTAACTCTTGAACTCGAACACCTTGTTTGCCGTGTCCGTGCCGAATAGCGCATGAACCGTGTGTTGCTCATCGGCCTGCACCTTGCGGCTGCGGACAGTGGTGAGGAACTGCGCACCGGCTGTTCCACCGTAGGCCGTGAGGTAGTCCGCTTGCGCGTAGGTTAGAAAATCCTGAACAGGTAAGCACGCATCCCAACTGAACTTGTCCGCTGAATTTACTACTCCCGTTGCTTCAGTAACAACGCCGCTGCCGTACTCGTAGCCGAACTTTGCGCGCCATTGCGTTATGCGAGGCTGCGCGACAATGGAAGACGCTGAAGGTGCTGCAAAGTCATTGCCAACATAGGACGCGAGGATTTCCGTAACATCGAACACCGCCTCGTTCTGGCTGCTGCCGTATCGAATGGGTGCTTTGAGTTTCGCCTGAATTGTGCCGTTAATCTCCACTTCGCACAGGTAGCGGAAATTGGATGCGCTGGTTATTGCCGTGTCCGTTTCGCGCACAACGAAGGTAAGCGGATTAAATGCGGGTGAGTAGTCTTGCGGCTGCTGCTGAATTGAGTAGGCCATTTCCTATAATGTTTGGAACGGCATTTTGTCGCAAAAGAAAAGGGGCAGCTTTCGCCACCCCTTTCCCACACTTATGAAAAAACCAAACCAAAGGTTTTGTAGTCAGGACAGGATTCGAACCTATAACGCAAGTTATTAGGAGTAGTAATACTCTACATTCAACTGACTGAGCAGTTCCTCTCATTACCTTGCAAACTTGTAGTAGTTGCGTCTACCAATTTCGCCACCTGACTATTTGCCGCCATATCCCTGACGGCTGGGTAATCATTGCTCGTATAAGTCAAAACTAATCATCGTCACCTACAACTTCAGCTAATTCGCCTACAAAGAAATCACCACAATACGTTTTAAAAGGAATGTTATTTGCCTTCAGTGTTTCTTCAATATCACATTGACAAAGACAATAATCCATTTCAATTTTATACAAACTATGAGGCAAAAAGCCAAAGTGTTGTTTAAATTGACGTGGTGTTGTCAATTCTTTGAACCCCCTATTTATCAATATGATTGTGCACATATCGGCAATTTGACCCTCGCGGACATTTATAAAATCCTTTTAATTTTAGCTCTAAAATGTTAATTCCTTTCAGCGTAAAATACGATTGTGGAAATGGTTGCGAATCCATTTGTTTTTTCAGAAAAGCAATTTTTTCTGCGCAACTATCACATTTTTTCATTACTCATCCTCCTCCTTAAAGGAACGCCCGGGTAATCACTCCTCTTGGTATAAATCCAAATCCGTCACCGCTTCGCCTTCCCGTTCAAGCAGCGTGAGTTCCTCTGGCCTCATGGCCATCTGGCCGTTGCCGAGGTGAACCCACACAATCTGATACTTTACATTGACCTTTGTTACCGTGCCGCGCATATTGAAACAGTCCTGCACGAGGTCGCCGGGTTGGTAGAATTCCGCGCCTTTCATAGTCCCTTCAATGCAATTATATCCGAACCCGGTGTGTACTTCGCGCCATCCAACAATTCGCCATCCTCACTTACCATTGCCGCGCCGAACTTTGCCGCCGCCTGCGCTGCCGCCTTTGCCCGTTCCTCGATGGATTGCAAGGTTGCCTTTGCCTCGTTCCACGCCTGCACGCCTTTGAAGTCCCATCGGCCTGCGGCTGCTTTCTTTTCGATTGTCGCGCCGAAGTAGCTAAATGTTTTTTCGTGCCATTGTCCTGACTGCTCGATGGCATAGGGCTTAACCTCGTCTTTGAGTTGGTCAAGCATTTTGCTGATGCGAGAAAGGGTGATGTACGTTGCCAGCGCGTCAATGCTGCCTTCGCGCCATGCGTTCGCCAGTTCTATGAGCCGCTCCATTACGGGCAGCCCTGCGGCGAAGTGTTCTAATTGTTCTGTGTTATTCATGGTGTTAAATGGTTTCGTAAAGTTCGTCAACTACAACAATTTTATCAAATACCTTTTTAATCTTCCGCAAATCTTTCATGTTGGTTTGATTTCTAATTTGGTGCTCAATGAAAACTATGTGACAATACAAATTTTTCATGTACAATCTGCGCTTACGTTCCTGCGCACGCTTTGGGGTCAATAATTGACCATCAATTTTGATTAGTTTTTGTGTCATGGTGCTGCAAATATAATCATTTCCCACAATACCGCGCAACTATGCACAATTATTTTTTTACAAGAACTTCAGTCAGCACCGCTATCCTGTCAAGGTTCACCTTATGCAGGTCACCTTCGTGTTCAAGATACGCCGCGTTGGGCCGTCCGTCTAACTTGCCCTTATACGCCTCATATAATCGTGCCTTCCATTCCTTAATGCCGGAGGCCGTGTAAACACCTTGCGAGGGGTGGTCATGATACGGGCCGAAGTTGGATGCAATGACAGGCAGCGAATAGCAGCCGGCCTCTTTTACCTTCAGGTCGGACTTGCAATTGTTGAACTGCGATGCAACAAGCGGGGCAAGTACCACGTCCAATCGGGAAAGGTAAATACCGTATTGCGATGGGTGAACGCCGGGGCGAAGTTTCAGCCAATCAGGATGCCCGACCGGAGCAACGTCATTCCCTACCGCCGTCCATTCAGGGTCTTTTTCATCATAGCCGCAAATGTTGTACTCGCTTCCCGTTTCTTCGCAGAACTCGCGGACCGCCTGTGAAATGGTGAATAGGTCATAGCGATGCGACCTGCTTCCCACAAACCCCACCCGAAATTTATCGCCCGGCTGCTTTTCTTGATTCCATTGCAGCTCCGTAAGGTTGAGCGCGTTCGGGATGGTGTATATATTTCGATTCACCTTGTACGCCTGTTCGCGCAATCGGTCATTTTCAACAATCACGGCATCCGCGTGATACAACGCTTCCTGCACCTTGGCAGCAAGTCCGCGCCGCTTCCATTCATCCACGGCAGGGTTATAGCGGTTCAACATCCAGTAGTCGTCTATGTCAACTATAAAGGGGATGCCGCGTGTATTGAGGATGTCAATGATTTGCATCTGAGGCTCGGCAAGTGTACCGTTCCACATCACAAGGTCATATTTACTCAGGTCAGGCAATGGTCGGTACTTGCCTTGCTCATCCCGTGGTGTCCAAATGTCAATTTGCGCGAAGCCGCGTATCTGCAAGTCATGGAGGGGTGCGTATAAGCGATGGTAACTGATACCGCTCATGCCGTTGAGTATGCCTAAAATGTTCATGTTAGTTTACTTTTAAAATGCTCAATAAGCCGTTCCATGTGGTGTTCGTAAAAGGACGCGAAAGACCCGAAGCTTTGTGCGTCCTGCTCATAATTCCGATACAACACACCGCGCAGCCGTGAACCCGGTGTTTTGCCGCCCGCCTCTGGGTCTGCCTTCAGTTGCTCCAGTAGCTGTTCTTCTTCGCCGCTGAAGTATTCCGGCTTGATTGCAACGTATGCAAGTTGGTGATTCAAAGTAAGTAGGGCCGCCGCTTTATCCACGGGCAACTCCTGCGTGCCTAATGTTATTTTCCACGTCCTGTCTTTGCGCGTGGTAACGCCTTCAATAGTTGCCGGAAGTATTATCATCAATCAGCCAATTAAGGTAAACACGGGCTTTCTCCAAATCCTGCACACCGCCTTTCTTCTCATACCGCCATAGATATTTCATGACATTGCCTTTCAAGTAACCGCGATATCCAACGGGCGACAGACTGGCTTTGATTGCCTCGATGCACTCCACCGCGCCTTTGTAGTGATCAGGGTCGTGTGCGCTCATGAGGTCAGGTTCATTGTAACGGTGATTTCCCCTTCATGCTCGATGGTGGTTTTATCTTTCCACCCGTGGTTGCACTTCAGGTCAAAGATTATTCCCGTGGTGTTGCCGTTGCCTTGCAGCAGGTGATACGCCTTGCGCTGTGCGATTGTTTCCTTAATGGTTTTTATAGTCGCAAAAAATTCTTCTTTCTCTTCCATCAGTCGCAGCGTTTCAGTAACAATTTTCAACTGATAGCAGAAATCACCCAGCGTTGGGATGATGGGCCAAGGCACGGTGGTAAGGCCTCCTTTGTTGTTCAGCACTTCCTTAGTGGCATTGTCGCAGCTTTGTATGTATTCATCAAAAGCCGTTTGCAAATGCTCGGGAGTTTCAATTTTTATCGGTCTTCCTCTCATGTAGTTTGGTGTTTACGATTTGTCTAAGATATTCCTTTGATAATCCCGTGCCAAAGTCAGCTTCATGATGGCAGCCTCGACACAGGGCGATAAGGTTTTCGGGATTGTCCCGTAGTTTGCTCCCGCCCATCCCCCTTGCCTGTATGTGGTGGATGTCAACCGCCGGGGCGTGGCAGACTTCGCAGGGGATAAAATCGGTTTGTGTGAGGTTGCGTGCTTCAAGGTAAATGCGCTTGTAAGGTTTCACTTTTCAATTATCACCTCGATTGAAAACTCCCCGTTGTTGTGTTCCTCCGGCAGGTGGGCATTCGTGGCCGTGTCAATTACTCGCAATTCGTAATCAAAGGGCCATTGGAAGGCAGCGTGCAATAATCCCACCACGCTGAACGTGTGTGGCGGTTCGCAGGCAAAGGGTAGGTAAAAATACTTGTGGTCAGCGTTCCACCGTGAAGGAAGCGTTTTCTTCCGCTCGTATAAATCGCGATGTGGCACGCTGATGATGATGTTACCGCCCTTCTTGCATATTCGATACCAATTGCGTAGGGCCGTCACGGGGTCGTTGAGGTGTTCAAGAACGTGCGAAGCATAGACATAGTCGAAAGTGTTGTCTGGATAAACCTCCATTGTGGTCGCGTCACAAATATCCTTGTCATGCTGCACCGCGTCCGGGCTGATGGTGTCCTGCCCATCGTGGGTATCAATGCGCCCGCAGCCGATGTCAATGCCATACCCTTTGATGTACTTCTCAAAGAAGCCATCTTGGAAACGTCGTGTATATGCTTTGCGTGTTTCTGCCATTAACTCGGGTTTATTACAATGTCCTGTTCCTCTTTTTGCATCCTGCACAATCGGTCAACGTGCCACTTCATGTTTTCGTTGTTGTAAACGATACCCCAATTATCCCCGGTGCTTACCACGTTCGGGCAGTACGGCGAAAGTTCCAACACGCGCGGCAAGTCGAATATCTCAGCCACAGCAAAGGGTGAAGATTGGTTTCCGAAGTGCATGAGGCCGTTAGCCATTAATTGCGCCATTTCCAGAAAGTCATCGGTATTAACGTGATTTGATTTCGGGCAGAGTTTAGCGAACTTCTCAAACTCTTGATTCACACCAATAAAAAACACATCATACGGCTGATCCTCAAGCATTGCCCACTTAGCATCCCCTCCCGCCGCGTTGTTTCGGTATCGTTCCGAAAGATTGACGGTGATGTATGGGCTATTCATCCGGCTCATACGAAATGCAGGCCCGGGTCGCAATTCAGGGTAAACGGCCATAATCCAACGGCGAATATCGTAACCACTCAGGTTTATGCGTTCTTCCCGGAATAGATCTAAATTGTAGTCAACTTGCTGCCCTTGCCATACCTCACACTTGATGCCGCAGTATTCCACCAAGGGCGTGAGCATTTCGCAAATCTTTTCATTCAGCATCACACCTCCGCCCGGATGGGTCAGGCCCACTGCGTATTGTGCCGGGCGGTCGGGGTTCAGGTATAACGTGCCGCCGCCATTTGCTTTAATCGTTGGAAGGCTGTAAATCACATCTCCCGCGTTCCCGCTGTGTAGGTAGGTCTTCATGCGTTGTACAGGTTTTCCAGTTGCCGCATCGCCTCAATCCTGCATGAAGGGCAGGTGCTCAGGGTGCGCCCAAGAAGAACGTACGCCAGTTTTTCGATAACCGCGTTTTCCGCTCCATCAAATGTCCACACTAATGTACGTTTGTACTGTTTCCATTTTGGAAATAGTTGCGCAAATTGTGCCTTTTGTTCGGCGTTCATTCGTTGTCCTTTTTCAGGTGCTTACTTTCTTTGCGAAAATTATTAATCGCTGCTAAGTAATTAGGTGAAAAGTATTGGAAGTAGTCATTCTTCGTTGTCCAATGGATGTCGAACGGCGTTCGGGTTTCCGTCCTGTAGTAACGGGCAATGGTGATGCCGTCGCTGATTCTGTTCCCCCAAAAGGCGCAGATAGTGCCTTCTGGTACTTCGTTTCGGTACATTAGTATAGGGTTTTGTGAATAAGTTGAGCAAAAATAGGGCCAAGGCCGGCGTACACCGGATTGCCACCCATCATAGCAATTACAATCAGGGAAATCCAAAAGGAAAGGCACACAGGGCAACGGAATACCTTGTAGCCGCTGAACGGGCCGAGGCTATCCATCTGGTTATTCAGGCCGAAAGGCACAGATGCGCCGGCGATGGATAGGATGGCGAGGAATATTGCTATGTTCATTTTGCGTGGTTTTTAACGTAATAGGCAGCCGCTATTTTCTTTGCGCTCGTTGGGATGATTCCCACCTGTTCAAGTGCCGCCGCGTGGCTGCGCTCGATTAGCTGCCGTTCCAACTCATGCGCCTTCGCGATGTGCTTTTCGCCCGGGCCGCTGATGGGGTAAACTGAAAGTAGGTATTCTACTCCGGTCATCGCTTGCAAAGATAATCAATTTCTGCAATTGCACGAAATATCTGATACACCACTTGAGGCACTACTGCGTTTCCGTATGCCTTTATTGACTCGTTGCGCCACTTAGAAAAGGTAATTCCGTCCAGTTCGGTGGAAATCCCATCATCTCCGCCACAAATCGGGGATTGAGTTGGGAAGTTTTGCCATTGGCTTCTGCTTTCGATACCACGCTGCAAAGGTCGCTGTTGCCCTCCCATGTTTCCGTTGGCTGCCTTCCTTTCCAATCGTTGCTCATAGGTGTCGGCAGTAAGCCAGACTTCTCCATAGTTCCAAGGTTGCACGTTATCTTGCCCATGTTCTTTGGGTTGCCGCTTGCAATCATGCGCGCTTTCCATTCGTTGTAATTCTCCTCGATTTCCGTTGCCTTTGGCGTGGGCAGTAAGCCCCGTTGATAAATGAACCCCGTCTGCAACTCCTGTGCTAATGTTCCGCTGTTCCCGAACACTTGTTCTTTCTTGCTCAGATTCTCTGTGTGTGCATCCGCAGCGCATGGTGTTTTTAGCAACAAACCAAACCCTGTCCCTTCCGTGCGGGGCATTGACCGCCGCCGCAGGTATAACCACGGCCTGGACTTCGTAACCCGCAGATTCCAGGTCAGAATGCACCTCGTCGAATACCAATCCCCCGTTCCAATTAGTGAGGCCAAGAACATTTTCCCCCACGACGTAGCGCGGGGCAATCTCTCGTATTGCTCTAAGCATCTCTGGCCATAGGTGGCGCTCATCTTCTTTTCCGAGCCTTTTTCCGGCCATGCTGTAGGGCTGGCAGGGAAATCCCCCCGTGAGGATGTCAATTGTTCCTCTGTGAATAGTGAAGTCTGTTTGTGTAATGTCATGGTATTGAATGGCGTTAGGCCAGTAATGATGTAAAACTTTTTGTCCGAATGGATTCCATTCGCAATGAAACACATTCTCCCAGCCCATCCATTCGGCTGCTAAATCGAAACCCCCGATTCCGGAAAATAAACTGCCATGCCTCATAACAAATAATGCGAAAATGCGCTAACGAATTGACAGGGAATGATTCCCGTCCTGCCGTTCCGGTTCTTACTGATAATCGTTTCCGCTTCCTCGACCGGTGGTTTTTCGGTTTCGTAATACATAGGCCGAAAAGGAAACACAACAACGTCCGCATCCTGCTCAATCGCGCCCGATTCCCGTAGGTCAGCCAGCCCGGGTCGTTTATCTCCACGCTGCTCGCTCTGCCTGTTCAGCTGTGAAAGCGCAACAACTGTAAGTTTTGATTCGCCTGCGATTAGCTTGCATTGCCGGGAAATGTACGCCACCTGCTGTTCACGTATTATTTTCGGTTCGGACGGGTTGATAAGGCCGAGATAGTCAATGATTGCCAAGGTAATCCCGTGCTTTGCCTTCATCATTTTCAGCTTACTTCTGATTTGGTCAATGGTCTGCCTCCTGCTGTCATCAATCCAAATCGACATTCGGGCAATGTTCTTCAAACGTGCCATGTCTTCAATCTGTTCTTCACTTACGTTGGCCGTGCGGATATTTTCCGAGTTGATAGAATATTCCGAGGAAAGCACCCGGTCAACAAGTCCTTCCTTGGTCATTTCCAAACTGAAGAACGCCACCTTTCCACCTGCCTTAAGTGAGTGTGCTATGCTGATGGATTGCGCCCACGATGTTTTGCCCATTCCCGGACGGCCTGCCACCACCCAAAATTCCCCCGGAACAAATCCACCAGTGAAGCGGTCGAGCGTTTCCCACCCAGAAGGAACACCCAAGGTTTTAACCCCTTCCCGTTTCCGCTGTGCAATGTCGTTCACCCTATCCACCGCCACCTTCGCAATATGCACCCCATCCGAAGTATCAATGACCGAAAGTTGGTCAAGACGTGCCTGAGCATTGCCGATGATGGCGAACGGGTCTGCGTTCCGGTCGGCTGCGTGGTGCTGCATCTCCGCGGCAAGTATTGACAGCTGTCGGGTAAGATACATTTGGTGAAGAATTTTAATCTTGAATTGCAGGTTCGCATCTCCAATGTAGCGTGCGGAAATCCCGACAGCCGTGTGCATCGGAAGGCCCATATTTTTGAGCTTCAGCCCGACGGTCATAACGTCTATCGGTTCGCCTTTGTCGGATAGTTGTTTGATACATTGAAACACTGCCTTCGTTTCAGGTTCGGTAAAAAAATGCTCGTTGCATTCGCTCACGTGCACCTGAGCCTGATATGAGTTTATGAACATCGCGAGCACGTCGCGTTCCAGTTCTGCGTCTTTCATTGTAGTGTTGCGTAGTTGGTTGATGGTTTATTGATTCGGTATTGTTGATTCCATTCCTTGCGTTCCCAAGTTCTGAATGCTGCCTTCCAATCCTTACAGGCGTTCTTTCCTATTTTCCAACCTCCTGCCTGCATAGTGTCAAAAAATTGTTGTCCAAGTTGTTTTTGAAAACCTCGTTCCACTGCATATTCTTCAACTTCCGATAATGATGCTTTCCCCTTAATCTTTTTTTCATTTTCATTAACACTATCATTATCACTTACACTATCATTATCACTATCAGCTTTTTTGGGTTTTTCAAAAAAGGCTTGGGTTTTTTGGGTTTCGTTGGCTTTCTTAGGTCGGCCACCGCTTTTCCCGTTAAGCCGCTGCTTTTCAATGTAGGTACGATATTTTTCTAAATCGCGTTTCAATGCTGTCTTGATACCTTCAAAAGCCATAGTCATAATCAAGTCATCCGTTTCCGGATTTTCTTCATTGACATACGCGAAGATGTGTTTAATTAGCCGTCCTGCATATTCATCCGGCAGCTTGTCGAAAATACCGCGTTGGTCGCAGTACAGAATAAATGATTTTTTTCCTTCAGCCATAAAAGCAAAACGCCCCCTCATTTCCCAGTGTGACACCGCCCCTGAAGTTAGGGCGCACTGGTACTCCGAGGGAGCGTCTTTTAAATTCGTTTTTCATTACTTCAATCATTAGGGCTGGGTGTCAATCAGCGTTTCCTAACTTGTTACAAATATAGGTTATAAAAATCCGTTTTGCAAATTTTTCTCCCGTCCAAAGGTTTCTTCGCCCTGCAACATTCGGCCCTCCAGAATTTTCTCAATTTCCTGTACTCGCTTCCTCACTGTCTTATCAAGGTCCAGGTAATTGCAGATTTCCCGATAGCCGTGCATTGCTGATGTGTGGTCGCGACCGCCAGCGTAAAGGCCCATCTGCACCCAAGTTACGTTCGTCGTAATCCTAGCGAAGTAGAAGAAGTAAAAACGGGCCATCTTCCATTCGTCAAACCGTCGAGGGCTAACAATGACATCAGACGGCACATTGCAAACTCTGGAAACAGCTTCCCAGATGCAGTCCATCTGCGTGTTATAGTACCTTTGTTGATGCTTTCTGCTCATTTCTTAATCCACCCTCGGATGGTGTCAATAATAGACAACAGGGCCGCGATGGTGGCAAGATACGCAACGTATCTCACCACCTCTTCTATCGGCATTTCGTTCATGCTTTTATCCCTCCTTTGCTTATTGCCAAAAGTGCTGCCTTCATCACCCCGTTCAGACGGTAGGTCTGCTCAAGCCGTTCGGTCGTCATGCACAGTCCTTCTTCGCCTTGGCCTATTGCCGCCTTGCCTTCAAGCCATTTGCAAGCTTCCGTCCAAACCTTATCTGTTTTGTTCAACCAAGGCTTATCAAACGGTGTCGGGGTGCGTGGTTGGGCATCGTTTTGACGTGGCGTGCTTGCCGCGTTTGCATCGTCGTCTTCATCAGCAACTATCCCGAGGATTGCAGCCATTGCGTACCGCCTGCCGTAAGTGATGGCTGAACCGTAGCCCTGTGGGTCGTTTTTCGTTGGCTTCAGGAACAACGAACCCGTGATGTATTCGCCTGATTCGTGAACGAGGGAAGTGATGATTGAAACCCCATCGAAAGCGGTTTCGAAGGTTTGGCAAATCGCAAGGCCGTGCTTCTTCAGGATTGGCTTTGCCGTTTCCGCGATGCTCTGCAGGGTTGCGTACTTGCTTCTAAAGTGTGGGTTGTTGCCGTCCTTCGCTGCGGTTGGCATTTCGGCCTGTGCTTTTACGAGGGCCGCGAAAATCTGTTTTGTTTCGGTGCTATGTTTCATTTTATTAAGTGTTGTTTAGTCCATCCTGTAAAGCCTTCTAAATGATATTCCCAGCAGCGCGCGTTTGCGTTCCATCGGGAAGCGGCAACGGTTGCCTTAATGCTTGAATCTCTAAAGGTGACCGTTTCGCCTACGTTGTGGCGCATCTGCCGTTTCCGGCAAAGGGTGCGGAGTAGGTTCATTGCTGGCCCTCCTGCGCTATGATAATAGCTTCGTATTTCGCCCTCAGGTTGTGGTGCGCTTCCTCGAAAGCCGACGCAAATTCCGCGGGGCTGCATGGTTCGGCAACGCGCAAATCTGCCTCAGAAATGTAGCTGGAAATAGCACCTTGACTAATATATAGGCCTGTTACATAACCATACTTGTCGCGACCTGTGCAGCAGATGTATCTGCCGTCATCCTTGCCAAAGAAAGGAATTTTAATTTCCGTGAAGGCCTCGACCTTCTGCTTGATTGTGATTTTTGTCATGGTGTTATTAAATAGTTGTTGTTCTTAAAGTTTGAATAATTCCCAAGTACATCGGGCAGTTGTGCTTCGCTTTAACTGCTGCTTCCAGTTCATCGAGCGTTCCCCAAAAACAGCCGGCCTGAACCATCCATCCGCTGTCATGACGCACGGCGTAAATAATACGTCCGCTGGTGGGCATTGGCCCGAATTGCATTATCCCTTTGGCTCCGTACAGGTTCGCTCCGTACAGGTTCGCTCCGTACAGGTTAGCTCTGTGAATGTCGGCTCCGCGCAGGTTAGCTCTGTGAATTTCGGCTCCGCGCAGCTTCGCTCCGCTCAAGTCGGCATCGCGCAGGTCGGCTCCGCACAGCTTCGCTCCGCGCAGGTCGGCATCGCGCAGGTCGGCATCGCACAGCTTCGCTCCGCGCAGGTCGGCATCGCGCAGGTCGGCTCCGCACAGCTTCGCTCCGCGCAGGTCGGCATCGCGCAGGTCGGCTCCGCGCAGGTCGGCTCCGTACAGGTTCGCTCCGCGCAGGTTCGCTCCGCGCAGGTCGGCATCGCGCAGGTCGGCTTTTTCGCCACCTTCGCCAAGCAGCCATAGTTTGTGCTGCTCAAGGACGCGTTGCAGTTGTTCTGTGTTCATGGTTTTATAGTGTTAATAGTTGCTCTTGTTTTTTCTTCAATGCGTTTCCGTTCCTGTGCGCTCACAATCGGCTTATCCCCGTATTGTGCCAGCTTCTCCTCGCACCTCCTCCGCTCGTTGCGGATGTGCTGAATCCATTCGTTGTAGTTCATCTGCGCTCCCTCCATAATCTCATTGCTTCAGCCCTCAGTGCGCGATACCCTGAGGCAATGCGCCTGTCGCTGTCGTCGTCGTCGAAGTCGTCAATTGCGCTGCTGTTGGTGGTGGTGAATGTGAACGGCTTCCCGTACACTTCCATTGTCACCTGCCAATGGCCGTAACCTGTCTTGCGGATTTTCGTGTTTACCCGCCTGTTGTAGTTTGTCTGTGTCATTGTCTGTGCTAATTGGTGATACAAATATACTACGCTTTTCCACATTAGCAAACACTTACACACAAAAAAAGTTAATTATTTTTTTGCATCCGCGCTAACTTGTTGACTATCAGCGCATTACGGTAGAAAAAAATTACAAAGGCACGCGATTCCGCAGCCAAAAGCCGAAGGCAAAGCAGCCGAACAGCAGCCAACCTAACCACTTAGGCACATATCTTTCCCGTTTTACCGCATTCACCACCTGCCGGACGTACCTTATTACCGTGTCCCGACATTCGCCCTCAACCCATATCGAGTCGCCGGGCAGCCGCACCACCTTAACGCGCACCCTGTCGCGCTCGATGCTTATGGTGTCATGCAGTCGCAGCCAATCCCAGCGCAGTAGTGTATCGGTTATCACGCGCTCCAACCTTATAGAATCCCACACCTGGACCGTATCAGCCACAACCCCGCAGCGAATCAGGGCCTTATTGCATCTCTTGGGTGTCCAGCATGAAGCAAGCAACAGGGCAAGCATTGCCAGCCCTGCATAAGCGATGTGCGCGCCGCAGCCGTTCACCTTTTTGTTGATGCCACTGGAATGTTTATTTTTCATCGTCAATCAGTATTGCAAAAACATTCAAACGAGGGGTCGTTATCGAATAATCCAGGGCTGATTTCCACAACTTCGCGGATTTGGCGGTAGGTGATACCATATTTAAAGCTGCCTTTTGTCCGCTCATATCCACCCGATACATTTTCCTCGAATTGTTCCCACCATTCAAATAGGTCGGGTCGTTCTTTTGCGATGGTCGCTAACTTGCCCTTGCCTTTGAGAAAGCATAAATCACAATTGCCGTAAGGTTCTTTTAAATTTAAGTCAAATTCCTGCCGCGCCCAAAATTCCAACACATCCTTTTTATTAACCCTCCAATGCACGAGCGGGTAAATCGGTGTCATGTATTCGGGATGATTTGCCAATTTACTCCAGCGGCGCGGTTCATCGTATCTGATTCCAATATAAGCATCCCATTCTTTTAAACCGATGCTTTGCAAGTAACGCCGCGCCGTTTGGATTTTCATCTGATCAGTACAATATCGTGTCATCCGATTAGGCAAAAAGTGCTTTTTGTGCGCGATAAGTTCCGCAAAGGGCCGTCCGTCACGACTGGCGGTGTGGTAATTTACTACTTCAAAATTGTTGCCGTAGCGATATTCGAGCCACACTACATTCAATCCCCATCTTTTGTCGCACTCATTAATGAAGTCAAGTGTTGCGGGCATTTCTTTTCCGGTGTTCTGAAACAACACAAGGTATTCGCCTGGCTGTTCTGTGATTAGCCTGTGCGTCATGTAGGCCGATGTGCGACCTCCTGAAAATTGAATTACGTTTGCGTGCATGGTGTTCGGCAAAGATAATTATTCATCATCGCCCTCCTCTATTAAAAACACATCGCCGCGAAATTCCGTCAATAGTTTTTCCATCGCGTCAAGCAGATTGTCCGAATGAAACCCCACCGCGATTGCCTGAGCAAAGAACGCCCTTACCACTTCATCAGGAAAGGCAGGGGCCTTGAGTGAAGTGCTTGAGGCATGGCCACTGTGGGAAATGGTGATTATAGCCGATAGTTCAGAAAATGCGTCCATCTATAATTTCTTTGTTTTCTACCTGAAATGTTCCGTCCGCTTCTACCGTGACATAGGCAAACCCGTGTTTCCACTTAGTGTACGCAAAGGGCCTGTATTCCGGGGATAGCGAACACAGGCAGCCTGTTGACCATACGCCCACCTTGTTCCCGTTCAAATCGCCTTCGCTGTGATGGCTACTCTGGTGGTAATGGCCAACAAGGGTGTTTGCCTTAGCCTTCAAGAAGTAGCCCCGCGCAGGGTTCACGGGAGAAAATACGCTTTCGCCCATCTCATGCCCGTGTAGAATGTTCAGCTTGCCCGCTTTGATGATTTCCCGGTTCACTCTTTCAATCCCCAGTCGCTCGAATTGCAGCAGCGATTCAAATTCCAACGCCTTCAGGTTGCCAAATTGCGGCGCGTTCTTCAGAATGTAGTGGCGCATCCGCTCTTCGTGGTTGCCGAGCTTGTAAATGATTCGCGCTTTCGGAAAAGCCTGTCGCAGCAGTTCTAAGAATTCGACACCCATCGCGATTTCATCTGTAATGGTCGGCCTGTCTTGTTCCTTCATGAAGCGGCTGATGTCATAGCAATCCAGGATGTCACCGTTCAGCAGAATAACATCAGGCTGTCGCGCTTCGCCGTATTCGATGGCAGCTGTGAGTGATTGTAAGTCATGAAATGGCAGGTGGATGTCCGACAGAACGAGTATTTCGCAATCATTCAAGACAATCGGTTGCGCTTTGCTTTCTTCGAAGGTGCGCAGCTTTGCCAGCCCTTCAGCGATGGTAGATTTTTTCTCTATGGTTTGCATTCCAAGATATTGTTTTTTCTCACCCTTCGCGCCATTGATGATGCGCATAAAGTCGCGCCCTGCCTCAAGACTGCCAAATTCACGTGGGTAATTACTATGCAACCAACGCCCCGCCGTGCGCTTCGGCATGGCTTCTAATTCCTCGCGGTGTCGGTTATAGATGTCCATGCGTCGGTGCGCCTGTGGGGTGAATTGTTTCATAGTTCAGGGTATTGTTTGCCGCTTGCCAGCAGTTGCTGAATGGTCTTGCCGAAGGTCTTTTGAACGTGCGGCGAATCTTTGAACTTCCAATGGTGGCCAGATTCCCAGCCGTAACTTTCGAAGATTGCAATTACCGCAAGCCAGTTCTTATCAACTGCCCATGACAGCTGCCCGTTCACCAAAAGCACAAAGTCAATAGCCAGTCCATAATTGTGATAAGAATAACCCCCCTTCGCGTTAGTTACCACCTTGCCCGGCTTACTGCGCCCCAGCGCATAGAGTGCGTCCTGTTCTTCATTGGTGCGCAAGGTATGCGTGAACCTGCACACCACTCCAGCAGGCATGGCCGCGCAGATGTCCGCGTAAATCTTCGCCGCTTCTTCCCGCAGGGCCGGATGGAGTAGCTTAATTCTGTCGAGTGTTGTCTTGTCCATCGTCTACAAAGGTACGAATTAATTTTTGCAAGGTGTTAAATATCCGTTTCCGCGCTGCTGCCAGTACCGCGCTGACCGCGTCAAATTCCTCTTTGTGTTCGCGGGTGTAGGCGTTGTGCGCATTGCTTATTGCGCTGTAGCCCTCAGCGATTAACAGGATGGTCAGGTAGCCATTAACAAGGGCTGAAGCGTCTCGGTCAATCGCCAAAAGCACGATAAAACAAATTATCGCTGGAATCAGCGATGTAAATTTCTCGGTCAGCCCTTGCTTCAATACCCGGCTTTTTATCTGCCCCGGGTCAACTCTAAGCCACATTAGCACAGCGGTGAATATGTCCAGCAGCATGACCAGCCCCAGCCCATTAATCAGCTTAAGTTCAATGCCGTGCGCGGTCAGGAACACGGCCACGGGTGGAAGGCCTATGTAGGCCATTACCTTGAGTTCGTTGGTCATACTGCCACAGCCCCTACTTTATCAAGACACCATTCCCGAATCTGCGTAAAATCGTATCCCCATGATGCCAGTACATCAGCAGGCACGGGCAATGATAGCGGGGAGGCGTTCAGCTTATCACCCGTTGGACTAAAATAGTCCACAAGAAGAGTTACGTTCGTGCTGCCCAGCGTGTGATTCACGCGAATTTCCATGCCTTCGGCTGTTCCTAAGCCCAATCCAAGGTCTGTCTGATTTATAAGTATTCTTTCCATTATCGTGCTGAATTATAGATTGTGCCTATTGCCATGTAGTCAAGGTCAATGCTTCGCGCTGTTGTGCCTGTTGTGCCACCCTCTTTACGGATGATTGTCATCGGAGCGCAATCCTGACCGCTTCCGGGTAATCCGCTGGCCAGAGTCGCTACCAGTGTGCCATTCACATAAGCAGCCGCCGTGCCATCAGGGTAGGCAATCACCTTAACCCTGTACCATGTAGCCGCCGCAACTGCTGAGGTGCTGTTGCCTTCCGTAATGGTGGTGTTGTTCACCGCCCTTAGCACCCATTGCCCTGAGTTCAGGTTGTGTCGGTACATTAGGAATAATCCGTTTGTTTCCGCGCCAACAGAAGAAGCTGAATCGCTGTTCAGCCAGCCGCACTTAATGCTGAAAATATCTGCTGCGTCCGATAATGCGCTGATTCGTATAGATGATTCGTAATAATGGTAGTTAACGTAAGATGTTCCATCGTGGAAGACATACATACGGAAGTTCTGCGCAGCAGGTGCTAGTAGCGCACGGCTGCTGCTGCTCGTCCCTGTGCCGAGGGTAACCACACCAATGCGTGGGCGGATACCACCTGAACCTCCGTTGTTTTCTGCGAGCGTTCCAGAGGCTGTCAGATAGGCCAAGTGGTGTGCTCCAATGTTGGAAACGTTTCTGTGGTACAATTCTACCCGGTCGAAGTTCACCCATTCGCCAACCTCTGACCAGATGTTTACCGATTCAGCCGCCCTCCAGCGGGAAGAAGTGCCATCGTATTCCAGTTCCATTGCCCTGCCCGGGAGCAGTACAAGGTCACGCCCACCGAACTCAAAGCGGTTCGCCGCTGTGCTGCTGGTGCTGGCATCGAGCATACCTATCGGATTGCTGCCAACGTTCAGCAGCTTTACACGATGGCCGCCTGTTGTTGCGGTTAGGCCCGTGATGAAGTTGAACGCGCTGTTGCCGTCAAGGCGCAAGGTCTGCACCGTGCTGGCCCAGCTGGTAGGGTTATAGTTGTTCTGCCAACTGGTAATCTGCGAAGGGGAAATAACCGTTCCTGCGCTGCCTGTTGGCGGTGCTGCCCATGTGCCGTCTGCCCTGAGGAAGTTGGAAGTGCCGCCACCTGAAGCAGGCGCAAGGCCTTTCAGGCTACTGGTGAAGGTGTCCAGTAAGGTAGTAGCCTGTGTTCCTGTCAGTTCCTCCGTTACGCCCGTGCTGGCCGTTACTCGGCCCAGTATGCGAGCGGTTGTGATGTCCTGAATCTTTGCAAGTGATACGGCCTTATTGTCAACCGTCCACACCGTGCCGCTGCTGCTCACGGTGATGTCGCCCTTGTCGCCGTCCGATACCCCGCCACCTCCGCCTGTGCTGGCTATGGTGATGCTGTCTGTGCTGGCATCGGTGGTGATGGTGATATTGCTACCAGCTACCAGCGTCAAGGTATCACCTGTGCTATCAGCTACCACATCGGATTGCCCTGCTACGGCAACCTTGCTGAATAAGTTCTGGTCGCCCGTGTTCGTGCCGCTTGTGTTGCCGATAACGGTTAGCTGTGCGTCGGTAACGTAGCGTTTGTTGCTGCTGTCTGCGATGTCCGCTGTTGTGGCATCCGCGCCAGCTGTTACCAATCCTTTAGCATCGTATGTAATTTTGGTTTTTGTTGCTCCCGTTATGGCGGCGTTTTCATCAACCTTGCCGTCGAGGGCCGTCTGCAACCCTGTGATATCAGCAATAGCTGCATCCGCGCCAGCTGTTACCAAGCCCTTTACATCGTAACTAATCTTTGTTTTTGTCGCAGGTGTAATTGCGGCATTTTCATCTACCTTGCCATCGAGCTGCGTCTGAACCGCGCTTGTTACACCTTTAACGTATGCCAGTTCGGTAAGGTTCGGATAAGTAGTAGTATCGAGGTATTGAACGTTCTTACTTGCGTCGGTTGCGAGGATGCGCGATGCTGTTCCGCCATTCAGTTTTATCCCGTCTTCAAAAGTAATGTTCTGCCCGCCGCCCGCGCCCCATTCAGCTACCGCGCTGCCGCTGCTGCTTTTTATAATACCGCCCGCGCTGCTATTTGCCTGAATTGTTGCCGCTGTCAGGGTATTGCTGCCAAGGTTCAGGCTCCCGACGCTGGTATCGCCTGCTTTGTTCACGGGCGTAAATCCTAAAGCCGCCTGATATATCGTATCGAAATACGTCTTTGCTGTTGCTTTCAGGTTCGCCCATGATAGTTTTTTTAATCCGCCCGCCGCTGCGCTGTCGCTCAAGGGTATCGTGTCTGCATCCACAGGGGTTGTTTTGCTCGTTGCCGCGTTTAGCACTGAACCTACATTGTCAGCATCTGTCACGTCTGCACCTGTTTCGATGCCTGAAAGCTTGGTATCTTTTGCGCTGGTAAAGGTGGCCGATGCGCCGTTGAGCGTTTGAAATTCAGCGTTTGATACAGAACCGTCCGCGATTTTCGTTGCGTCAATTGCTGAAGGCAGGTCACCCGCCGCGATGGTCAACGTGCCAAACTCAAGCCCGTCAGCCGTGGATTTTACTTTGACGTATTTCCCGCCTTGCCCTGAGTAGCTCGCAGGCACGTCACCCAAATCAGTAAAATTAGCAGCCCCGCCGCCGCCGCCCCAGTATTGAAGCGAGTTCCATGCAGTTACACCGTTGCCAATTTTGAATTTTCGGGTGTCAGTTTCCGCGCCAAATTCGCCCTCCGCAAGTACAGGGTTAGTTGCCGTCCATTGCGCAGCCGTGCCGCGCCTTAGTTTTATCGTGATATAATTGCTCATGAAACGCCTCCATCAATAGTGAGTGAATAGGTGGAATTGTAATAGCCACCGTCGATTATTTGAATTTCCTGGTCAATGTTAGGGAATGCGTAGTTGTTTGAAGGGACGCTGCAAAAGTCCCGGTTAGCCGGAACGCCTACTTCCATCCTAATCGTGTACCCCGCCACAACGTCTCCGTGTGCATCGAAGAAAGGCAGCGCGTCATCGTTCACGAGGAAATTAACCCGGCTGTCGCGGTAAATGTATTGAAGTGAACTGATGATGTCTTCCAGAATTTGCAAGGTGTCCGATAGTACTTCCATTTGGTTCGTGGAATCCTCGAACTGCCTGTCCATGACCGACATCACAAAAGAGTAGGTTTTCTCTTTGTCTGCCGTGGACATATCGAAAAGCATAGTGGTCGTGTCGGGAATCACGAACAGCAGCGGGTAATTTTCTTTGCCGCCGTCAGCAACAAGATCATATTCCGGGCCGAACGCCACGGAACGAATCATCTTGTGATTTTCACCCGCCCTGCGAATTGCTGCTATTATCTGATTTAGCGTCATTTAGGAATTTCCTTAGTTTCTCTTCGTTTTTCTTTCGCCATGTCCTACTTTTCAAAGTAGAAGCCGAGGTTTTGACCGAATTTATTGGGTTTGTCGATTGCATCTGGGTCGGGGTTTTGCCATTTCGGGTATAATTCAGGGAACGTGCAAAGGTATTTGTTCATGCGCTCAATGAAGTGGTCACGTTTCTGCGCGTAACGCTGTTCAATTTTCACCATTTCTTCCATGCTGATTGAAGTCATATTTTCCCCGTCGCGCTTCATGATTGACTTGTTCATGAACTTGTAAGTCAGGGGAAGAACTGCCTCGTAAAGTACTGAATACTTGAGCACGGGTTTGATGTAGTCGTTTAAAAGGGTCGTGTTATTCGCGCTTAGGCTGTTCGGGAATTGGCTGTAAATCTCATTATATAGGTCGCTGCCTATCGTGTCACGCAAGGTCACTTCCTGCGCCTCCTGCAAGGACATTTGAATCAGTTTCGGGTCTAAATTGTCCTGTATCGGCGTGTTTTCCTTTATGTAAACGGTGTCAATAAAGTATTTAAAGCTCATCGAATTGTCCTCCTGTATAGTTTACTTTCCCAAATGTGCCTGCATTGCGGAACGTGCGTGTTCGTTCCGGCAATAGTTCGCCAACCGCCGCGCCGCTGCCATACGTTGTACCCTAACTCCCTGCTCATTGCGTCTATTTCTTCGCGTGAATACAACTTGTTTTCCTCAACCAAGAATCGGCAGAAGTCCCGTGAGGTATCGAGCAGCAACGGCCCTCCAACATCGGGGTTTTTCCCGTACTTGTACAGTACAAATATCTCCGTATCAAGTCCGCCGCTGTCTGCGATGGAACGCGCCCCGCTGTCCGTGATTTTGATTTCGTTTGTAGTCCACTCTATCAGCCTGTTAGCCTGCATCACCTTTAGGATATTCGCCGCTTCCGTGGTGGTTAGCCGTGCGCCCTTTGCCATTTCTTCCAGGGTGGCTTTCGGGTTGTCACGAATGACCGCAACAAGCCGAAGTTCAGGGTTGGTTAGTTCGGCGAATGTTTCCGGAAGTTCCTCGAATTCCTCCGCGCTGCGTCCGTACTTGCGAAAAACCACCTTGTCGGCCTCGTCATCCCATCCGAAAGGGTTTTGAGCAGACATGGCCACGGGCTGTTCTGTCTTTAATCCGAGGCTTTCGCGCACCTCATCACGGGTCATGATTCCGGATGTGAACAGCTGAACACCGTCTTCGCCTGCAGGTTCGGCAGCAATGGTGTAAAGTTCGCCTTCCTGCCCTGTTGCGTTGAACATGGTCGTTAGCACTTTGTCCATTTGCGTTCTTTTCGGCGCAACGTATGCACGGTCAAACACTTCATAGGCCTGTTTCAGTTCATTGCGTCCCCCAAGTTCCCCGGCCACGCGCACGCCGAACAGCATCGGCGATGTAACGCGGTGAGCATAAAAGATGTTATCCCGAACGGTTTCCGAAAGTTGAAGATATTGCTTATCGAAGTCCCCCGGCATTAAGTCCACGACCTGAAGCGGGTCTTCGCCCTTTTCCATCCAACTGATTAGAACACCGTTTGCGTTTTCCGTTCCGGTGGTGTTGGCTTTAAATTTTCGGTCGAACTCTGCTTTGATGTCTTCGGTCGGTTCACCTTTGAATATCTGGATGATTTTTCCGAGCGAAAAACCGTTTGAAATGTTGTTATAATGAAAATCAGAAATCTTGGTATCAATTTCAATATATGTCCGCGCCGGGTACCAATCCGGCAAGGGATAAACGCCTTCGCCTGCCCGGTATTGTTTGAACCATAACACCTGAGTGCCTCCGGGTTTTTCTAAGTCAAACGCGGGAAATTCTAACCTGTCTTCGCGCTTGTCGTTCCAGTCATCGCTGTACCACACCTTCGAAGCATCTTTGTTTACCCTGCATTTATCAAAAGGTAGGTGGTACCAGTACAAAACCCGCGTTCCGGGCGCGTTCCAGATGGCCTGAAAAGCGAAGCCGCCGAAGTTTTCCAAATCCATCGCCGCCTTATACTTGATGTCCTGCCATGATTCGTAAGGGTTCGCGTAGTCGAGGGCTTTCTGTGCGCCTACTTTTTCGCCGACCGTGCCTTCCACCTTTACCGCCGTTTCCTTCCCGGCAATGAAGTGCGCCTTTTGTGTTACGATTGCATTGTGCAGGGAACTGCTGTTGTACAGGTCAAGTATAACCGCCGGGAAGTTATTACGCTGCCCGTATTCGTACCATTCCTGACCGCGTGCCTCTTTGAACTTAGGCGGGGGCTGAACTGCGAAGTTTATGCGCTGGAATTCTACTTTCATTTTATCTTTAATACGCCCGTTTCCACGGACTGGTTAGCAAGTGTTGGGTCTGTGTTGCTGCTGCTTGACTGAGCGTAAATCGTGTATTCATACTCGCCTTTCGCCCATGCTCCGCTTTGTGCCGTGCTGATGTTGAATTGATTATAGCGAGTTGGGAAGCTGCTCAAATCCGTCACCAATAAGTTGTAAGTTATTGACCTGTCCTCACGGTTGTTCAGCGATAGCAGGAAGTAATAAGGCGGGTTTAACGTTACCTTTTCAGTTGCCGTAACGTATATGCTGCTTAATTGCGATGTGTCAATGATGAGCATTCTACCTATAATGTTTTAAGTCCGTTTTTGTCGTAACTTTGAACCATGCTTTACCCGAAATCATGGAATGAAGTGAATTTAGCGCAACTTCATGAACTTGACCTGCTCCGGCAGCGCACCGACCTTGACCCCGAGGAAATCATGAATCAGGTACTTGCGGTGCTTTCTAACGAACACATCGAAGAAATCGAAAAGCAGCCGCACACCGAGCGCATAGCGGCGTATCGAAAGTTGACCTTCCTTAATGAATATCCGGCGAAGAAGCCAAAGCGCAGGCGGTTCAAGTTGGGGGGAAAGTGGTATCGAATTGTCACCAACCCTGCCGAGGTTTCAGCAGGGGAATACGCCACTTTGCAAGTGGTGGCAGCCGATGGTAAGTTTATTGAAAATATGCACCAAGTCATTGCCTGCCTGATGATTGAGCAGGAAAGAAAGTGGTTCAGGTGGAAAGACGTTCGGTATGATAAATCACGCAGTGCGCAGGAATTTCAGCGTAAAGCGCAATTAGTCAGTCAAAAGATGCCCGTTGGGCAGGCATATCCGTACGCGCTTTTTTTTTCGAATCTCTTGCCCGAATTGTTGAAAGTTTCCCTAACCTTTTTCCAGCAGCAGGAGAAGAGGTTGAGGAAAAAGGCGATGACTGGTTAGCAATGTTCTACAGGATGGCAGGGAAAGACCTCACAAAAATGGATGCCGTCATGGAAATGCCGCTGATGGAGTTCTTCAACTACGCTGCCATGCTGAAGACGATGGACAAAGAACGCGCCGACAGGCTGAACAAGGCAAGCAAGTTGAGTTATGAGGCGTACATGAGTGCATTAATGGGGGAATTGATATGACACAAAGCACCGTAACACACGAAGACTGCATGGAAGTCATGGCGCGATACCCTGACAAGTATTTCGATTTGGCCGTGGTAGACCCGCCGTATGGTATTGAAACAAGGGGTAATGCTCAAGATAGATTCAGGGGAAATATGCAACTAAAAAGCGTAAACGATATGAAGCCAAACGAAAGATATTTTAAAGAACTTTTTAGGGTTAGTAAAAATCAAATAATTTGGGGATATAATTGGCTTAGTGATATGTTGCCAATGTGCAGAGAATTTATTTTTTGGTATAAAGAACAACCTGTGATTACTTTTGCTGATGGAGAACTTGCGTGGACTTCTTTTCAAAAGACAGCAAAATGTTTTTATTATCCATATTACAAGGCAACCATAAGTAATAAGGGACAAAAAATACACCCCACTCAAAAGCCCGTTGCGCTTTACGACTGGATTTTCAAGAACTACGCAAAGGAAGGTGATAAGATACTCGACACGCACCTCGGCAGTGGGTCAAGCCGCATAAGCGCGTGGAAGGCGGGGCTGGATTTCACCGCCTGCGAACTTGACGCGGATTATTTCGCCGCACAGGAAAAGCGATTTAAAGAATTTACGGCGCAAATAAGGATGTTCTAATGAAAATCAAGTATAACCGCCCACCCCTTGCACCGTATCAAATCGCTATCCTCGACAGCACGGCCCGTTACACCGTCACCGCTGCCAGCACCAAGGCCGGGAAGACCGCTTCGCATATTGTCTGGCTGTTTGAAAAGGCCTTGCAGGGCAAAAAGGGGCAGTCTTTCTGGTGGGTTGCGCCTGTTTACGGGCAGGGAGAAATAGCCTTCCGAAGGTTTAAACAGCAATGTTCCGAAAGGTTGTTCGATGCGAACGAAAGTAAACTCCGATTGACCTTGCCCACAGGCGCAATGATTGAATTTAAGTCTGCCGAAAAGCCAGACAATCTTTACGGCGACGACGTTTACGCAGCCGTGTTTGATGAGTTTACCCGCGCCCGTGAGGAGGCATGGTTTGCTTTGCGTTCCACCCTCACCAAAACCCGAGGGCAATGCAAACTTATCGGAAACGTGAAGGGCAAAAAGAACTGGGGCTATCGTTTAGCAGAACGCGCACGACAGGGTGAGGAGAATTATGAGTTTCACAAAATCACCGCGTGGGACGCGGTGGCAGCAGGTATTCTGGAACGCGAGGAAGTCGAACAGGCGGAACGCGACCTTCCCGCGCACGTCTTCAAGGAGTTGTACCTTGCCGAACCTGCCGATGATGATTCAAACCCCTTTGGATTAGATCATATCCGCGCCTGCATCGAACCTCTGGCAGCCGGCCCGGTAGAGTGGTTCGGCATCGACCTTGCAAAAAGCCGTGACTGGACGGTTATCATTGGACTGAATCAGTCCAAAAAGGTAGCCTTCTTTGAGCGTTTCCGGTTAGACTGGAAGGCAACACGCGACACCGTGCAGCGGATTGTCGGGCGCACCCCTGCCGTCATTGACAGCACCGGAGTAGGCGACCCGATAGTTGAAGACTTGCAGCGGGTCTGCCCTCGGATTCAGGGCTTCAAATACACATCGATTTCTAAGCAGCAAATCATGGAAGACTTGGCCGGGGCAATACATGGCCGGGAAATTGTGTTCCCTGACGGGCCGATAGTGGATGAGCTGATGAACTTTGAATGGACACACACGCGCACGGGCATAAGTTACAACGCGCCTGAAGGGCTGCACGATGACTGCGTTAACGGGTTGGCTTTGGCCCTGCATTGCTCACGGGTAAATAAAAAAGGGCTATTTCTACTCACATGAAAACACCAACTGAAATACTCGCCTCCGAAGCATGGCCGGAAATGGTTTGCAAGAAATACTCCCCCGCGCATTGGAAGGATTTGCAGCAGGAATTATTTCTGATGATAGCCACGGAACTGAGCGAAAAGGCAGGCAGGGCATTGCAGGCAGGGTATTTCGAGTTTTTTTATATCCGGTGCGCTGCGAACCTTGCCGCGCCCGGTGGCAGGATTGGCAAAATCAACATCGGCACGGATAGTTTGGATGAGTGGGATATTGCGGAGGAAGACGACGAATGGAGGGAAAGGAAGGAAGCAGACGTTCAGGAAAAGTTAGACGCGATTGCAGCGGTGGAACGGTCTGAGGGGTGGTACGAAAACAAGATGATGGAGTTGTACCTATCCGGCATGAGCCGGCGAAAGATTCACCGATTGACGGGCATTGCACTGAATGAGGTCAGCAGGGTGATTCGGGAATTTAAAGCAAAGTGCAGGGCCGAGTACCTGTAAAGCAAAAAGGCCACCCCGAAGGGCAGCCTTTCCACACCATAACAACACAAAACGATTCAAATTTACGATATTCCGAGCGAACTTAAAACACCGCTTTGAACAATTTGTGGTGGTTCTTTTTCGGAATGCGTAAAGGTCAGGTCGTAGCCTGTCATGTCACCCAAGACAACACCAGTCATGAACGAACCTGCCGTCATGTCCATTCCACGCGCAAGTCCCATTGCCCAGTACTGGTCGGCATTTGTTTTCACAATGGAAACCAGACGAGCAACGCTCAGCAACTTCACTTCGTTACGCTTCGCGGTGGACAACTTGCGAAGTTTGATGTTTAATTCTGCGCTGTTGAACACAGTGCCATTTTCCACGCTGGGCGTGATGGTGTTGGTGAAACTTGCGCTGTCTTTCGGCAATTCGTACTTGAAGAACGACTTACCCCCGGTGAGGGTTAGTGCGCTCACTTCGCCAGAGGCTGAAGTGTAGGATGAAACGGCTTCGTATTCCAGAAGCCATATTTTGTCTACGCCACCTACGCTGTCTTTGCAGTCGTGGCTGAATCCGGTTGTTAAAATGCAACTCATGTCTTTTTCTTTAGGGTTTAAAAAGAAAGGGCGGGCAATTTCACCCGCCCCTTCGGTTAATGTTTACCTGTCTGTTACAGGCTGAAGTAAACGATTTGAGTGGGGAAAGCAACCTGAACGCCGTATTTGAACTCGGCGTTGAAGATTACGTTTTTCTTCACAGGGTCGCTGATGAACTCAAAGTTTTCCTCTTCGCCCACCAGGTCAGTACCAATGAAGTAATTTGACCAGTAGCTGAAGTGGATTTTGTTGGTTCCGTTCAAGCCGGGCAGACCGTACACCTTCGTTCCGGTGATAGGTT